GCAGTCGATGTGATAATTACCTTGGTGTCCTTACCCGCAGAAATTACTGGATAGGTAGATGTGTAGAATTCATTTGCTCTTTCAACAAATGCGAACTCGTCTAGGAACAAGAGGTTGACCGACATACCACGAATAGAACTACCAGAGGTTGCCGCGGCAATGATTCGAGAGTTGTTACTAAACTCAATCGAACCTTTGTTCAGTGCCTTAGTTCCCGGTTGGAGAAAGAATGGAAGATTCTCTAGCATCAATGTAACTCGTGCCAACATCTCCCTTGCAGTCGCACCTTTGTTTGCGAGGATGGCAATGGTTTTCTCACTATGAAAACAAGCATACCAGATTATGTACCCTACCGAACTGATCGACTTACCAGACTGCCGACACGCAAGTACGATAGAGAAACGATTATTATTGAAATGATCGAACATCTTCTCTTGATATGGATATAACCGAAAAGGTACTAGACCATCATCCAGAGAGATTACCTTGAGATAGGTTTTACAAAAGTGTACAGGGTCTTTGGCACACTTGATGTATTCTTTTATTTCTTCTTCGGTAAATTGATGTTGAACTCCATCTCGTTTAACATTTATGTTACCGAGGTAGGATTCATTTGGATTCGGGTTCGACATCAATTACTTTTTCCACTTGAGTTTCATTCTGTATCAATCTCTGTAGGTCTGTTGTGGTTCCTACAAATAAGTTGTTTGTCGTGTTACCGAGTTGTTTAGGTTCATCCTTTGTATTGATGTCTTTGTTCTTCTTATTTAAATCCATCAACTTATCATTGACATCTGCCATGTTCTTCATCATAGTAGATAACACTTCAAACGCACGAGGATGTTCTGACTCACGAGCAACTTCGATCATCAACTCCATACTCTCTTTACCTTTTTCGAGTATCTCATAGTATGTATCACGAGAATATTCGTAGTCATCCTTTATTCGTTTTTCTTCACTCATTATGCACTATCCAAATCTACTAAATTAAATCCATAGTCACTATCAGCAGTCACACCAACTGGAGTCGGAGTAATCTTCTGTGTCTTGACATAAAGATCACTATCCAGATTCCCTGCTTGTTGTAAGAAGAAGTTGTTACGAACATCACGAATGATGTTACCAGTCCCTTCGGGCCCATACAGTGCAATCTTCATCTCAAAGTCGAGAGTGTATATGATTGTCCTGCGTTGTTCGAGTGCACCCTCAAAGTCATCCGAGAACTGAACCCCTGCCAAAGAAATAGGAACATCTTCGGTCAGAGTTGTAATATCTGCAAATGGTTTGATAGTCACTGTGTATTGTGGTGCAAAGTATGGTAGAATCTGTTCTACGATCTGTAGTGCATCATCCTGTGACTTTGCATAGATGTTTAACTGAAACGAAATAGTATAGGGTGTCGCAGTATAAATCTTCTGTCGTTTGGTAATCTCGTTGCTTGCCTTCGAGATATTGTTGACCTTGGGTAACTGTCGAGTTGGATCATATGCCATATTTGTGATCTCAAATGACATACGAGGCAACTTGATTGCCACCCTGCGTTCTGCATCCTCACCCTTGGACATTTCTTCTAGTCGAGAGATGAAGTTTCTCTTGGGTGCATAGGACAGAGGTACTTTAACCTGAGAGATAGTCTCCCCTGCATTATTGTGCCTGAGTACATGAAGGTTATTGAACATCGATCCAAATACCGATACCGCAGTCCTTACTCGTTTATGATAAAACCATGTTCCAAACATTATAAGTCCCCAAACGGATTAGACTCTGAGAAGTCAAGGAAGTCTGCTTCAAAGTCATTGAATATTTTGTTCTGTGAATCCTGCTGAATCTCTTGCAGTTCTTGTACCAGTGTCGGTGTTGCGACTCTACCAGACTCAGCACCAATGACCTGTGCAGTCGTGATGAAAGTGTGGAACTTACCATCGGTTGCTCCTGCATGAGCAATCTGTAGTACCTTGGTGTCACGATTAAATGAAGTGACCTCACCCTTCATCTGATAACCAGTACCAGACTGAGTTACAATCTCACCAACAGTCCAGTTGTCTCCAGTTGTTCCTGCAAAATTATTGTAGAATCCTGCCGAGTCCAGAGTCAATGCATACTGATATGCACCCTCAAACTCTACTTCATCAATCTCTGCAATGTCAGTATCAAAGTTCTCATCACTGTACTCAAACAACTCACAAGTCATTCTGAATGTGGGCAAGTTACTCATCTGATAGAACGGAGTCTCGGTCTCTACCTTGCGAATCTCAAATATAGAATCAGATAGAGTGAGATAAATTAGATCACCTTCCCTTGGTCGGAAGTTGTTCTCTGATAGACGAGAACCTACAAGTTGCTTCCACCTCTTTCGGGAAACAATGAAGTTTGCCTGATCTCGTAGTTCGATACCAAACTTAGTGAATAAGTCACCCTCACCGTCAAATGCTTCGGTGTTTTCGATATACATCTCTACTTTATATGCAGAACCAAAGGTTGACGGAACATCATCAAGAAAGACCGAGTCCTTGTTGACGATTTCTCGTGGAAGGTAGTATACATCCTGTCCATACATCTTGAGAGATTCAATTACAATATCCTCATAGACGTTTTGTTCAGAACGAACACCCTGCTTGAAGTATGGGTTCGTTGACATTATATTATCCTACAAAGAAGTCTGGTGGAGTGTCATACTCATTATATATTCTTTGTCTAATTGTCTCTATCTCTTGTTTGGCATCTTCGTAAATCTGTCTGCCATTTAATTGTATACCACCGGGAAGGGTCATACCCTCAAACTTAATAAGGTTAGCACCCCACTGTTCTTTGATCAAGGCAGTCGCATATTCTTTCAAAAACAAGTTATCATACAGTTTGCCATTGTTGTTCGCATTGGATGCAACATACATTTCGATCATCAGATTGTCCCCAACTTTGAGGTCTCCACTCTCGAAATCACCCAATATCTGTAGGGTGTTTGACTCTCGTTTGAATTGAATCTGTGGATGTCCAGTGAGTTTCATGTCGATCAAACTCATATACTGTTGCATCATCTCATAGGAAGCAACCGAGGAACCTACACCAGTACCCATACCCCACAAATCATTGAGTCGCATTTGATATTTCACATCCATGAAACTGGTACTGCCAGATGAAGTATCAAAAGGCAGAACTCTCAGAACACTGAGAATATCATCAGCATCGGGAAGTGCGGTTGTGTCGAGATCAAAGTCAATTGACTTTCGTGTTACCATATCCTGTGTTACGGCAACAGGAAGGAACACTTTGTAACTACCTTCCGCGGCATACTCGGTGAATAACTGCAATGCATCGTTCACACGATCTTCTATCTGCTCGTCATCCACATTTATTTCAATCACTGGATGACCCAGTCTGCGTAGACAGTAATCTATGAAGTTGTCTCTACTATTTAATCTTGTATATGGCATACTATCTATTTATCCTTAGTTTAACAATGTCCCTGCATTGTTGTATACATTAATTCTGTAGTGTGAACCTTCCTGACCATCAAGTAAGTCCGCATCCAATCCACTTGAAGCACCATCTACTGTTTTAATGGCAGTCAGTATTTCGGATGCAGTTTGATCGGCAGTTGCGTTTGCTTCAATACCATCCAGTTTTGAACCATCTGTCGCAACATCACGACCATCAACTGTACCATCGACTGTAATATTTCCTGCAACTTCAAGACCAGTACCATTGATCAGTTTTAATGCACTTCCAGTGAGTCGTGAAACAATAGTATTCGACCCTGCTTTCTTCACTGCATATTCAATCAGACCATCTTCTGTTCCATCGGTTGCGTCAGAAATCTTACCTGTAATTTTCGCATAAAGAAGATTCTGATCTGCATC